ATTTTATACCGGTTAAAGGTGATATATGTGTATGGGGAACAGGGCTTGGTAATAGATATGGTCATGTAGCAATAGCAACAGGTGAAGGTAATACAAGATATTTTTATAGTTATGATTTGAATTGGGGTTCAAAAAAGGTAAAAAAGGTATCACATAGTTATCGAGGATTTTTAGGAGTACTTAGATATAATGGTGTAATTAATATTGATGAGGAGGTGGAAGAATTGAAAACATATAAAAACGGAAGTACGAAAGAAGAAGTTTTTGCTGATTCTGAATGTACTATAAAAATTGGAGAATTAGGTAGATACGAAGAATGTCAAAGTTATGGAATAGTAAATGATAGAGCAATAGTATTATATGATGTTAATAATACAAATAATAAAAAAATAGGTTTTGTAAAATATACAGGAGGAATAAAAGAATAATGACATTAGACGAATTTGTAACAAAATATGATGGTACAAAAGTTGGTGATGGACAATGTGTTGCATTAATTAAAAAATATGAATCTGATGTGTTAGGAATAGTTCCAGAAGCTGTTGGTAATGCTCATCAATACTATGATAATTATGAAAACGAACCATTTTTATATAATAATTATAATAGATATGAAAATGATGGAATAAATTTACCAAAAGTGGGTGATTTAGTTGTATGGAGTACAGCAGTAGGAGGTGGTGCTGGTCATATTGCAATAGCATATCAAAATATAGAAAATGATTCATTTGTATCATTTGATCAAAATTGGAATACACCATTAAAATGTAATATAGAAACGCATAAATATAATAATGTTTTAGGTTGGCTTAGATTTAAAAAAAGTTATGAACCGATTCCAACACAAGAAATAAAAAAGAAAAAATTTAATTGGGCTGTATTTACAAAAAATATTAGAAAAAGAAGATAAAAAAAATATCTTCTTTTTTTTTTCTTGACAAAAAATAAATATTATGCTTATAATAATTATATAGTAAACATAAGAAAAAGGAGGTGTAAAAATGAATATCGAAGAATTATTACAAACGCTGAATTTTTCTAGTATAACATGGCAAATATTAGCTCCGATTTTTTTTTCAATAGCAGATATAATTACAGGATTTGTTCAAGCACTTATTAATAATGATGTTCAAAGTTCTGTTATGAGACAAGGATTATTACATAAAACATTAATTCTCGTAATAATAATTTTATCTTTTGTAGCAGATTTAACATTTTCATTAAATTTTATATCAAAAATTGTATGTGGTTATGTTATTTTAATGGAAACAATGTCTATTTTAGAAAATTTAGGAAGAGCCGGACTAGATCTAAAAGTTTTGACTAAAATATTAAAATTAGATGGAAAGGAGGAAGAATAATGGCAAAATTAAGCAAAGATGAATTAGTTCAAAAAATTAATGAAAAAGTTATGGACGAAGATGTAAAAATTGAATTAATGGAAGATGTAACTGATTCTCTTAATGAGAATGAAACAAATGAAGAAGATAAACAAAGAATTGATGAACTTGAGACAAAATATAAAGATCTACAAACAAAGTATAAAGAAAGATTTTTAAAAGCTAATGATGTAGACGATAAAGAAAATAAAAAAGAAGAAAAATCTGATGAACTTGATGAAAAAGAAGTCGTTGACATAAAAGAAATATAATTTAAGGAGGAATTTTAAAATGGGAAAAACTTTAAAACATACAACAAATGCTGAAATATTATCATATTTTATTAATCAAAATCCCGAAATTGCAAGTGAAATAGATTTACCCGTTCAAGGTCAATCAACACTAGAAATTGGTAGATTAATAGTAGATAATCAAAGATACAGAAATATGTTTATTAATACAATAAACTTAATAGGACTAACAATTATAAAAGAAAATAGATGGGAAAATCCATGGTCTGGTTTTACAGATAAAGGAACATTAAGATTTGGGCAACAAATTAGAGAGATTATACAAGACATTGCAAAAGTATATGATTTTAATGAAAATTATTCAGATAAAGAAAGATTTTTACAAACAGAAGTGCCAGATGTTTATCAATATTTACATCAACTTAATTTCCAAAAATTCTATGAAACAACTATAAATGAATCTGAATTAAGAATGGCTTTTGAAAATGAAGAATCAGGTCTTTATACATTTATAAATAATACTATATCAAATTTATATGAAACATATGAATATGATAAATATTTAGTAGATAAATATCAAATATGCCGTAGAATTGTTGATGGAACAATTCCAAGTAAAAAAATAAGTGATATTCAAAATAAAACAGCTCGTCAAATATTATCAGAAATGAAAGGTATATCAAATTTAATGTCTTTCAAATCTCCTAACTACAATCCAGCCGGAATTAGAAGAGCTACAAAATTGGAAGAACAATATTTAATGATAGACGCACAAAGAACAGCTATAAATGAAACTGAAATATATGCAACTTCATTCTTTAGAAATGACGCAGAAGTAAAAACAAATCTTGCTATGATTGATTCATTTAGTGAAACAGATTCTGTAAGATTAACTGAATTATTAGGAAAAGCTTATATACCATTTACAGAAGAAGAAAAAACAGAATTATCAACAATTGTAGGTTGTATAATTGCAAGAGACTTTTTCATGGATTATTATTATACATTAGAAGGAACATCAAATGGAAAGCGTCAAACAGAATTTTTAAATCCTACAACACTTGATAGAAATGTATTCTTACATGTATGGAATGTACTAAGTACATCACCATTTGCAAATTGCTGTGTATTTACAACAGATACACCAGCTGTTACAAGTGTTAAAGTTGCACCAGCAGAACTTTCAATAACAGCCGGATTACCTGTAAAATTAATAGCAGTTGTTAAAACTTCAGGATTTGCAAATAAATCAGTTATTTGGTCAGTAGAATCTGCACCTGGAGAAAAAGAAACAAAAGTAACAGTAGATAATTTTGGAAATGTAACAATTCCAAAAGATTATACACTAACTGATGTTAAAATAAAAGCAACATCTGTATTTGATAATACAAAGACTGCAATTGCTTCAATAACAGTACTTTAAAATTTTGAGGAGCTATAAAATAAATTGTAGCTCCTCTATTTTAAAGAGAAAGGAATAAAAATGCGTAAAAAATTAATAAATTCACAATTAAATTATATGAAAACTTATAATATGCATTTAAGACAATGTATGACACTTGCTGAAAATGTTTTCAAATTTAATAAATTACCAATTTTTATTGATGTACCATTTATGAATAAAACTTTAATAAAAAAGGGAGCTATTGCATTTTTTTATGATGATGTTCTAGAAACTGTTTTAGCACTTCCTTTTATAATTATTGGAAATTTAGATGTTTATGGTAGACCTTTAAAAATACAAGTAATAGGTCAAAATGGTTATTCAAGAATTTTAGAAAAAGATGAATTTGTTATAATGTATGACAATAATGGTCAATATCCGATCTATTTAGATATATGTCAATATGCAGAGCGTTTAGCACTTGATACAATGGTAAGTTCGATGAATATATCACAGCAAAAAACACCTCGTTTTTGGAAAACATCAGCTAATAACGAACGAACAATAAAAGATATAGTAAATAATGTAGACGGATTAGAGGAATCAATAATAACATATAAAAATATTAATTTAGATGATACAAGTTTAGTTTTAGCACCAGCACCATATGTTGCTGATCAAATAGATTTACATAAAGATAAAGACTGGAATGAATTTTTACGATTTATAGGTGTTGCTAATTTAAGTTTTCAGAAGAAAGAGCGTAATATTTCAGATGAAATTCAAGCAATGCAAGGAGGAACTATTGCAAGTCGTTTTTCAAGATTTGAACCACGAAAGAGAGCTGTTGAATTAATTAATGAAAAATTTGGTCAATATTTAGATGGTGAATTATCTGTTGAATATTATGATTCCGTACCATCTACAAAAGAAGAAAGTGAGAGTGATAAAAATGAAATATTGCAATAATTTATTTAGTCCATTTTTTATACCATCAAATTGCTCAAAGCCACCTACTCTTTTTTATTTACTTGAATCAATAGTAAATCCGAATATTGATTTAAACGAACCAGCTCCTGGTGTCAAAATAAAAGATTTAGCAAAGATAGGAAGAACTACTATTTTTAATTTTGATTATCCACTTTCAACTCATATTACAAAAGAAAAATTTGAAACAATGATTTTAAATCACTATTTAATGAGACGAATTAATTTTGATACATTAACGGCTTTTAGGATTCAATTAGATGTAAAATTAAATGAGATAATGCCAATTTACAATAAAATGTTCGATTCATTAGAAAATTGGAATATATTTGAAGATGGAGAAACAACAAAAAGAGAAAGTATAGATGTTCGAAATATTGATGTAAACTCAAATACAAAAGATGAAGTAGTTTCAAATACAAATAATGAAATAAATTCAAATACAACAAATTCAACTGAAAATACACAAGATTTACGCAATTCAAAATTACCACAAAACCAAATTCAAAATGTAAAAGATGGTAAATATTTATCTGAATATAATTATAATTCTAATAATGCTAATTCAAATGATATATCAAATCAAACAGGTACATCTAACAATACAACTAATACAAAAACAGATAATACAACTAATACAAAAGATAAAAATAATGAAAATGAAACAATTACTCGAACACCATCTGATAAAATTTCTATTTATAAATCTATGCAAGATGATATTAAATCAATATATACTTTAATTTTTGATGAATTAGACGAATTATTTTATGGCGTAATTTAGAAAGGAATGAAAAATAATGAATGATAAAAAAGATTTTAAATATAAAAATTTAACTCCGTTTAAATGGTTCTGTTTAAATAATTTTCCATTTTTAGAAGCAGATTTTGATGCAATAACAAATTATCAATTATTTTGTAAATTAGGAAAAGAATTAAACGATTTAATAATGAAAATGAATGAATTAGGAATTGAAACCGAAAATTTATCAAAAGCATTTAATGAATTAGAAAATTATGTAAATAATTTTTTTGATAATTTAGATGTTCAAGATGAAATTAATAATAAATTAGATCAAATGGTTCAAAGCGGAGAACTAGAGCAAATAATACGAAGTTTTTTAAAAGTAAATACTTTTATAATAAAAAATAATGTTAATGATTTAATTTCTGATGAAAATATAATAGAAGGAACAAAAGTACAAACATTAGGATATTACAATAAAAACGATGGGGGAAGTTGTTATTATGAAATATCAAAAAATTCGAATGATTATTCGATAAAATTAAATAATGGAAATTTTGCAAATATTCTATTTATTGATTCTATAAATGCGAAACAATTTGGTTGCAAAGGTGATGGTATAACAGATGATTCTAATAATATGCAAAAAGCAATTAATTATGTAAAATCTTGTGACGGAACTGATACATTAAATGTTGCACCGGGTTATTATTTAATATCTAAAACATTAAATATTCCTTCTAATATTAAAATTTGTGGAAATATAAAAACTATGTATCATGACGAAAATAAAAAAGCTACAGTATTTATTAGAAAAGAAAATATTATAATGTTTAACTTATCTGGTAAACCTTATTCAGAAAGTGGAACAGAATTAAGAGCCTCAGATATAGAATTATCTGATTTTACATTAGTTACAGATTCAAATGAATATTATGATAAACCGTTAATTTTTATCAAAAGATCTATTTATAATATGTTTAATAGATTAGTTTTTAGAGGAAATGGAAAAGCTATATTTTTTGATATATCATCTTTTGATATGAGATTTATGAATTGTGATTTCATTGGTAATTGCGACATTGAAACAATAGAATCTTATACAGACGAATTTGGAACTGCTGTATTATATGGTACAAATCAAATGATATTTTTTGGTTGTAGATGGGAAGGTTATACAAAAGGTAATTTATTAAAATTTAATAATTATACTAGAGAAATGTTCTTTTTTCGGTTGTAAATTTGAAGGTAGAATTCAAGATGGAAATCCTCATATTTATACTCAAAGTAATAATGGAGATATATATATGTATGGTACAAGAGTTACTGTTTTAGCAAATAGTAATACATATTTTGCTAATTTAAATGATCTATCAAGAAGTTTATTTGATGTATCATATGTTGATAATTCAAGCCAACACGATAATTCATTAATAAAAATTAAAAATACTTCTTCTCTTAATTTTTTATTTAAACCATCTTTTAATATAAATAATTATAACTTAGATTATTATATAGAAAATTCTGGAGAAAATACAAGTTTTAATTTTGAAAGTACATTAACTACTTTACCATATTTTTATAAATCTAAACAATTATTTAGTAATCCTGAATTAATGAATAAAAACTCTAATTTATTTGATTCATCTGTATTAACAAATAATATTCCAAATTTTATGACAATGAATTTAAATAAAATTGGTGGGAGTAAAAAAACATGGAAATGGATATTAAATTATTATGATTTTAATAATGAAATCACACAATTATTATTAAAAGATCCTGATAATAATACTTGTGCCATTTTTCGAAATGGTAGTTTAATAATAGATAATAAGTTAAAAATACCTTATCTATCTAATCAACCTAAAATTTTTTCAAACGGAGATATATTTATAAATAATTATACAGATTCTAATACTCCTTGTCTATCGTTTATAATGAATAATAACTCAAAACGAATTGGTTGGAGTGATAATCAACCTGATACAGGATATTGGGAAAAGGGAAATATTATATTTAATAATAATCCATCTACAAATGTGGGTTGGATATGTATTGCAAATGGTAGACCAGGAACTTGGAAAAGTTTTGGAAATGATATATAAAAAAGAGAGGATAAAACCTCTCTTTTTATTGGATTGATAAAAGAAAATCTATAATTATTTTACAATTAAATAATTGAATTGTCAAGTGCAAAATTACCTAAATTTTCATGATTATGCCAAATTGTTATACCTGATCGGCAAGCATTATTTATGGTTTCCATAAAACTTGATGGTACTGAACCATAACCAATTTCTTCATCTGATCCAATTTCAACATAATTCCAATTTTTTCTACCAACTAAGTTAGGAACTTCTAATTTTTTTATTGCATATCCGAATCTTGTAAAATAATCATCTATTATTTTTATATATTCATCTTTTGATCTCATGTGATATATATGAAAATTATTTTGCATTGCAGAAAAATTTACATCACCATTATTATTTCCCCCCGTTATAGATGGTAATAAATTTGCTTGACGAAATTGACCAATCAATCCTGCAATACTACTTGCTGTACTTCCAATATTTCCAGTAGCAATTGATACTCCAGTATTAACAATATTAGTTCCAACATTTACTGCATTTTGAGTTAGCCAATTTGTAAATGCGTCACTTGCCCATGCGCAATTTGGAAATTTCGCTAGTGGTATAGATTCATCGTAATTATAATCTACATTTTTATATGCACGTGGCACTAATCTTACAGAACAACCGTTTGAAACAGCACATTGTATTTCAAAAAGTGGTTTATGAGTTAAATTATTAGGACTAAAATCTTCATATTTATATATAATTTGATTTCCTAAATTATTTGAAGCAATCAAATAATTAAAAGGATAACAAAAGCATTTATTATTTTTAGGTTGATAACTTGAAAAACTATGTGTTCGATCAATTGTACTAGCAATAGATAATACTTCATCACTTGAATTTAATATATAAAAACTATAACTTCCAAAAGTTCCTGTTTTTTTATGTTCTTTTTTACCAATATTATCAGCAATAAAAGATGGCATAATATACATATTTTGTATGCTTCCAATTTTTTTATTAATATTAACATCTTCTAAAAAATTGTTTATTTCAGGAATCCCAACGCTTCCAGTAAACACTTTAAATAAAAATATCCAACTTCCAAAAAAGTTTCCGTTCATTTTATTTACTCCTACAAAATCCTTATTTGAAATAGGATTATATGTACTTTCTATTGCAAGATAATATTTTTTAGGTTCTGCAGGATCTACATTATAATTTAAAAATTCATCAGCACTTTCTTGTATAACTTCTCCTACATCAATATTTTCATTAATAGTATGCAAACCAATTGTATCATCGTTTACATGATGACGATTTACAAAACAAGTTTTTACATTCCAATCCTCCCACCAAGTTGTCCATGCGTCTATTGTAAATTTTATCTCTGTTGAACCATCTGTTGAATAAATTACATCATCAATCCATGCAAAAAACCATTTATTCGAATAATCTTTATTTTGAAATGCTATATAATTTGATTGCAAGCAAATCGTATATGGAATTTGTACAAATATAGAATTTTGAGAACGTATAAATGAATAATCGTTTGCAGTAAAAACAAAATGATTTTCTGATTGTAATAATTCTAACATTTCATTAGTTGTATAATTTAAAACATTTTTATAATTTTTATCCATTTTTATATTTTTTGCTAGTATAAGTTGACTATTTTGTAACCCCATTTTCATCTCCTCCTTTTAATTTTTTCAATATTTCAATTGCACTTTCTAAAGATACAATTTGTTCGTCAGTACATTTTATATAAATATAGCCTGTTCCAAAATGACCTTTTTTTATATTATTTAATAATTTTTGTAATTGTTGTAACATTATTACCTCCTAATTCCAAAATCTATTGCTTGCTTGAAATCTGTTCCCGTTAAATCATCTGAATAAAATATATTAGATTCTCTAAATGTTTGCAATAGATCTTTTATTTTATCGTTATTTATAGTAATATTATAAATATCTCTTTGCCACATTATGTCTACTTTTACAATATCACTAAAAATTAAGATCTTATCTTTTATATCTTTGTATGTTGGAAATATAAACCAACAACATTCATAAGTTTCTTTATCAAATAAGTATTCACCAATAAATTTAAAACCTTTGTAACAAAACCCAATCCTATATAATACATCATATAATTTTTTTGATTTTGGTAAATGGGGTTGTGGTTGCGTTTGCCATTCTCCAGAGTCTATCATTTTTGAAGCACTACCAATCCCCATTTGTTTTCCACCTGACGCCCTGCAATATTCAATAGCAATTGTTACATCATTTTCTTCATTATGAATAACTTTTGTTTTTATTTCACCTTGTTTTATTTCACGAAAAATTTTATCAATTCCCCAAGCTTGCAAATACGGGCAAACTCTTGAGATTGAATTTCCTACCAACCATAATTTTGTAGTTCCTCTTTTTCTATCAATTGTTGAATATAAGATCATTAATTTGTCCGGTTCATTTGCAATATAATTACCTCTTTCCATAAATTCTTCAAATATTATAGAAGTTACATCTAAAAAACTACCTCCTGAATAATGTTGTTCTGTTGATAATGCCATAACATAACCAATTTTTTCACCTTTTTTTACTTTTCCATCTTCAACTGAATAATTAGATAAATATAAAACTTTACGATAACAACTAATGCAATTATATTTTCCTTTTGTTAATTTTTCAACATCTATATCTGAAAAATATTGTTCAATCCATAAATTGCTAATATCTTCTTTCCATCTTCGAAGTAAAACAAATCTTTCCCCATTTTCTATATATTGCTCTACTGCTTTTTTATGTTTTACTTGATAACTTTTTCCATTTGATTTTTCCCCAAAAATTAAATTTATATCTGCATTAATTTTTGAAATATTATCGATATTATAATGTAATTGTTTACTCATTTGTTAACCTCCGATTATAAACACATCTATTAATTTTACTATTTCTTTTTTAATTTCATCTGCAATTAATTTTTCATTTTCTTTTGATGATTTTCCTTGCACCAAATTTGAATAATTTATATTATATTCTCTACATATTACACTTAATTTTTTCATATTTTTTAATGCTAAAATTAATTCTAAATTTTTTTCATTCATTAAAACACCTCCTTATATACTGCTCTTTTTGATGAATCATCTGATATTAAATAACAATATTCTTCTGATTTTTCAAGTTCATAAGTTGTTGGAACTAATGTGCAACCAAATTTTGCAGTTATTTCTTCACATTTTCCTTGATAATCTGTTAACATAAATTTATCCATTTCATCATTATATATTAATAAATTTTTACCAGTATCTTTATAATCAAAAACAAAATCGTCCTTAAAATCCTCTAATTTTTTTAATGCTTTTGCGCCTTTTTTTGGAACACCACTCACCGTTATATGTATCTCTCCGTTTTTATCTTCATACGCATATTTTTTAGCCCCTTGTGTTATAAATTTTTTATAGCTTGCGTCATGATCAAAAACTCCAAGCTCATGTGCTACACCTTTGGAATCTTTTGGCATAAATTTATTTATATCAATCTCTAATTCTTTTGATACTTTTTCAATTTTTTGTTTTACACTTTCATTATAATTTTTAATTATATTTATGTCAAATTTACCACACAATTTTAAAGAATCTGTATCTGCATATATTACATATTTATCAAGCTGAACTAAATTACTTAATAAATTATATCTAGCCCAAGCAGTCACCCAAACTCCGATATGAAAACGATAAAAAACCAGTTTCTTTTTCTTTTTCTAATAATTTTAATATTTCTTCATTTGTAATTGTCTTTTCAGTCCAACCTTTTTCATTATCATATATAACTGTATCTTTTATATTATTAGTTACTGCCATACCATAAAGAGAATTAAATTTTGCTTTTTCAAGTGCATATTCTACCTCCATACCCTCAACATTTTTATATGTTGTTTTATTAACATATTTTTCTAAAATAAATTCTATAAATTGCTTTGGTAAATAATCATATATTGAATAATAAGATTCTATTATTTCATATTCATCAAATTCATATGTTTCAAATATTAATTTAAAATCCACATCAGTTAAAACAATTTCTAATTCATCTGCTCCAATTACTCTTCCGTTATCGTATCTACCTTTCAAAATTGATTTACATTTACTTTGCGAAATAAAATTATTATAATATTTACACCTAATATTCTTAAATTTTACATAAATAATATATGCAAAACAATCTTTCATCTGATTAATATTTGTTAAATTTATTTTTCTAAATTCATTTGATGGAAATTTATGAGTTACCATAACATAAGGGTATGATGAAGTAAAATCATAACTTTCAACATTTTCTATAATAGAATCTGTATAAATCCAATTTGCGTGCGTATATCCTCCCATAAATGCGTCAATTAATAAATTATATATATGTCCATCACAATTTACTGCTCTACGAACTTTTTTTTTATATGAATAATCTTTATCAATTTTTTCTTTTAATTCTTTACGAACATGTCCGGTTGATGTGAGTGGTAAATTTTTTAATGTTTCATATGTTTCAAGCTCTTTTTTTATATATTCATACACAACTAAACAATCATTTTCACAATAAGCTAATTCTTTTTCTGATAATTCTGTTTTACTATTTCTTATTTTTGTATAATCTAAATTTCCAACTAATTTTTTTACATTTAATTGATAAATTTTAGGTAATTTTTCAAGTGAACAATTTGTCATCATATATGAACAACGAAATTCAAAATTAAAATCTTCTAATTCAAATTTAATAGGTTTTCTTGATTTTCTAGCAAATACATTTTTCATTTTAAAAGCATTTCTCATAAATTGAAATTCATAAGCTAAATTATGAACAAATACATATTTTTTATAATCAGTAGCCCATGATTCAATTCTAAGCATAAATATTTTTAATTCTTCCCAAGTTCTACCATAATATACTTGATCATTAATTCCGAACATCCATATATACATATTTGACATAAACAAACAATCTTCTTGATCTTTTTTTGATAAATTAACATAATCAAGAGCATTTAATTGTTTATTATTTAAAATTAAATACGAACTTGTTTCAATATCAAAAGTATAAATTGTATTATCATATTTTTTTCTTTTTCCTTTTATGTCAACTTTATGACCTTTATATTCTTTCCAAAATTTCATATTTTTTTACTCCATAATATATAAATACAATGATTCCAAATCATTTTTTAATGATCTATCGTTTAATCTTTCTTTTAATAATCTTATTTGTTCAATAAATTCATCTTTTCCCCAATTATTTTCTTTTGCAACTTTTGCAAAACTCCAAAATTCAGATTTTGGAATATATTCATAAATCCAAGTATAATCTTTACCTGCCTGATATAAAGCTGAAGCTTGTTTAAAACTTATTTTTTTACCTAATTTTTCTGAATATTCTTTTGTTATTTTTTTTACATCAGCAACACTAGATACATCATCAATAAATCTTTGTGTAACTTTTATTATTGCTGATAACTGCATTACATTAAATTTTTTAGATACTCTGATTCTTCCAGTTTTTGATATTGCTTGAATATTTGAAACACTTAAATAATCATATAATTCTTTGCTTGCAAATGTTTCTTGTTTTCCTGTTAATCTTTCAAGTCTCAATAATCTTTGATTAGCCTGTTTTGCTAATTTTCTTAGATCATTATATAGCTTTTTTTCTTCTGCTGATTGTTCAATTCTTGCCATTTGTTTCAACTCCTTTTATAAAAAAAGAGTTGGATATTATACCAACTCAAATCCTAATGATTTATTTCCAGAATCCTGTTGTTTATTTTTAACAATTTTAATCATAAATCCCTCATTTGTTATACCAAACATATCTAAAAATCTCATCATTTGAATTGTAAATATTTTAGATCCGGTTGCATAAGATACATTATTTTTATCAATTAATATACATGCCATGCTTGTTTCAGTATCTTTTATAACTTCTCCTGTTTGTTCGTCTAAAACAGGTTCTTTTAATTTTTTAGTATATTTTTTTATTAATACTTCTTTTACTTCAATTATTGAATTTTCAAAATCATTAAGTAAATTATCAACATGATTTTCTAAATTAAAGATCTTTTTCTTATCTTCGATATTTGTAAAGATTTCACATTTTGTATCAGTCTTTTTAGTCATTTGTCCAAATCCTTGTACTACTGATAATGCCTCCTTTGTTTCTTCATTGTTTTCAATTACTTCATTGTTTTCTTCCATTTTATACCTCTTTCTCTTATTTATAGCATAAGTGCTTTGCTAAGTAAAGTTTCTCTCAAGCAAGATTCGAACTTGCAACAACCCTTGTTTCAGTACTATTACAGGTTTAAAAGTACAAGCTTTTCCAATTAAACTATTGAGAGATATTGTTTATTTAGAATATAATTCTAATAAACATCTAATATCTTGAATTAATATTCTTTCTCGATTAGTTAATTTTTCTTTGCTATTTCTCATTATTTCTAATCTTTCTTTAATTTCTTTTATAATCTTTTCATTCATAATACATCAATCCTTTCTATAACCTTTATCTGTTATAAATTATA